AAGAACTCTACCGTCAGATGACTGAGTAGTCCTACTGCTTTGCGTTTCAATGGGAACGCCCGTGTTTTTGATGACAACCTCAATGCTTCCGCCTCCTCCAACCCCCGAAACCGGAGAGATGTTGCCATTGTTACCGGGGATAAGGTACTGCTTACCATTAGAACTGGTCATAACTTCAGGGCGACCATTCTCACCGACCTCATACATACGACCAGCGGTGACAGGCCCACCAGTTGCACGGCCGCCGCCAAAGAGAGAGCCGATAATCTGGCCTGCAGCCTGCATCCAACCGCCAGAGCTACCCGCGCTTGTGCTGCCTTGCTGTCCAAAAATCTGCTCAATCAGCTTTTCAGCGGCCAAGGCAATAAGTCGGTTGCGGATAGTCTCCAATGCATCAATGAAGGACTCCTTGAATGACTTAGACCCTTCAGCAAGATCAATGAACAGCCCCTCGCCTGCCTCGCGCACAGAATCCATAACGCTAACCTGAGTCTCTACCTGCTCACGCTGAGCCTGAAGAAGCTTAGTATTTTCAATAATCTGCCTGCCCCGCTCAGACTCGGCATCTACTCCAGCCCATTTAAGATTGTTGTAAATCTCCTGCTGCTCAATTGTCATACCCATCAAGTCAATTTCTTGCTGGATGGAGTAAAGAACGTCAGCAGCCCTCTCCTGCCGTTCCTGCTCATACTTCTCAATCTCTTCCATGCCAGCCACTGTTGCATCCAGCCAATCCAGAGTAGCCAGTTTCAGCTTAGCTACTTCGATCTGAGCCTCAGACGCACCAAGCTTCATCAGCCCGAAAATAGTATTTTCGGAGCTAGTCATCCCGTAAGTTTCAACGTCCTCGCTGATCCCTTCAAGAATGTCCCTGACCTTCTCTTGAGCCTTCTCAAAGTCAGATACGATATTCTTTGATGCCTTCTCAAACCCCTTGGAAAGATTTCCAGTCTTAGGTTCGGGCGGCTCTTCAATAAGAATTGCTTTTACCGTGCCATTCCAAATCTTGGCGGCATCAGCGCCCGTCTTCATCAGGTTTTCGTTGAAATCGTTGAAAACATCTTGAGCAAGATTGAACGCACCTGAAGGGTCGAAGTCCAACAGCCTGCCAAGAACTGCGGCTGCGCCACCGATAGCCGTACCAACCGACTTGAAAATGCCAGCGACAGCAGTGCCGGCCACACCAAGCAATTTCATACCAGTGGATGCGATACGGCTAATTTCATCAAGCTTTGCAGTGCCCTCAGCAGTATCGGTGAACTGCTCGGTCACGGCCATCAGGCTTGGAAGAATCTGCTGGACGATTCTGTTCTTCAGCCCCTCATAGACAAGGCCAAGAGTCTGAAACTCCTTCTTAGCCTCTTTCGCGGCTGCAATGGTATCCGTGCCAAGGATTGCTCCAAGCTCTTCGGCCTTGTCTGCCCACTCACCCATAGCCTCGCCATTGTTCTTCAGCAATGGCAGGAGTAGGGCCGAGTCGCTAGCAATGGCCTCCATATAGAAGACCATATCGCTTTGCGAGACATTAGCCTTTTCCAGGCTAGTTACGTAAAGCTGAAGGGCATCAGGTCCGGAGAGCTTGCGGAACTGCTCAGCAGTCACGCCAACCTTAGGCGCGATGTTCTCAAAGAAGTCGGCCATGCCCCCGCCGCCAGTCTGGATAAAATCGCCTACCTTATCCTGTGTATCCTTGAGAATGTCAGCGAGCTTCTGCTGCTCTATACCGGCAGTGCTTGCGCCAATAGCCCAGCGTTGGAAGTTCTCAGCGCTGGTATTTGAAAGAACTGAGAGCCGCTCAATCTCCACGGCAGCGTTGATCGTGTTCGTGGTCCACGCGGCAACCACGCCAGATGCAGCGGCAATACCAGCACCAATGACGGCAGCGGCATTGCCTACCGTCTTAGTGATGTTGTCCATGCTGGATTTAGCCGTGCGGGCGGCTTTGTCCATGCCTGTGACAAATCCGCCCGTCTTAGCCACGAGATCGATGGTAAGCGTGCCGAGTGAGCGAGAACTCATTATTTCTTCCTATTCTGAGCGGAAATCGCCCTTAGCTTTTCAAAGATGACCAACGGGTTTTCCTCTGGCTCCTCTCGCTTAGGCCACGGCATGAAATGTTCCATCTTCGCACCCTTGCCATTCATACTAACCGCAAGCCTCGCCATTGCCGCATCATTGCGAAGGATAGGATTCAATGGGCCGTTTACTCTTATATACGCTGACCAATCGTTTAGCTCGGCCAGCGACATACGGCTCTTCAACTCTTCAACCGTCATTCCCCCGAGTGCCAGCGCCAAATCATGTAGCGCCAGTTCGGAGGACGTTAGTTTTTTTCGCCACCGTTATTGACGGCTTGGTATTCCTTAATCATCTCAGCAGCAAGTGCAGGATGCAGCTTGTATGCTTTCTCGAAACTAATGCGCTCCTTGCCGTTCTCACCAAGGGTGATGACGTTAGAGATAAGGAGGGCCGTCTTAGACTGCTTATCCGTTACCGACATAAAAAGCTTTTCATGATCGCCAATGGACAGTCGCTTCACATGAATGTCGCCGGTATGCTCCACACCGTCATCAAGCTTGAAAGTAATCGTGCGCTTTACCGGCTGATCCGAAATGAATCCGCCAGCATTATTGAGGTCGCTAAGTTTTAGAGCCATGTTCTCACCGTTTTAGTAGGTGGGGCGCGGGAAGTGAAACGGCGAGAAACACCCCGCAGACCGCCCCGTAAAATCAAGTTGTCTTCTGAATCCAGTCAGGATCGCCGGAAACCTGAATGCCAACGCTCGACGTGACAACCGAGTTCTGGCTGAAGTCGAAGCTAAAGGAGTTAATGAAACCTTCAAAGGTGATCCACGTCCGGGTGGTCGGAAGAGTGAACCCAACCGGAGGACCGGCATCAACAGTAGGCGGAACGGTTCCATCAGACCAGCCGATTGCCCACTGCAAATTGTCGCCAGTCTTCTTCAGCTCATGCAGGCGGATATGGGACTCATCCTGAGAATCTGCATTGATCGTGAAAGTAGCCGTGCCAGGCGTAGCCAGCCCAGCAACGTAGGTCCTCGCATTCTCAGACAGACATGTAGTTTCAATCTGTTCGAGGGTGCTATCCAAGCCGGAGATATTGGTGATACAACCAACTTCCAGCACCGAATCATCGTCCGGGTCGATGACATACAGCATCGTCCCCTGCGTCTTTTGTGCCATATTCTTACTTCCTTCTTCTTGGGAATCGACGCCGCAAGGCGCTGTTTAACTACTAATGATGCTGCCAGAACTCTACTGTAAATCCTACACGGTATAGTCCAGTTTCAGAATCCTTTTCCTCGCCATTATACGAAACAACGTGGCCGAATGGTTCAACTGCATCCCTAACTGCCACCGCAGCCGACCTAGCCGAAACTGAGTCAGCGCCATAAACATCAACCTGAGCGGCAAGGTTATCAATGTCAGGCAATTGGTTTAGGTAGTTCTCAGGCGAGCCATACGGCGCCTGCCACACGGAATAGGGGAGGCCATATCCAGCCTGACCCTTTTGCGGGGACATGCCGAAAGGCCAGAACCTTACCGGGCTAGTCCCCAATAGCGCCCTGACCGCAGCCGATGCCGATACGTACTGGAAAATATTAGGAAACATTCAACTTTCTCAGCTCTTTATCCAATTCGGTCTGTGCTGCACTGGCAACGGCCCCAATGGCTGGCTCAGCGCCGGAAACAATGGCAGTTCGCATGAATGGCTGGGCGCGCATTTTGGACGTGCCAAACTCAAGAAGTCGCCAATAGCCAGTAGTATTGCCACCAGGCAGGCCGTCAGCACCAGCATTGAACCTAGCTCCGCCCATGACGCCAACGCGCATCATTGGCCCCCCAGCCTGTTTCTCACGCTTGCTGCCACCACCAGCCACGGCAATATTCTTTGCAATCTGCTCGCGGGTCTGAGGGTCGTCAAGCCGTTTGGCGTTGCTACGTGCGTGGTCACGAATAATGTTTGCGCCGCGACGCAGCGCGCGACGCATACCCCGATAAGCGAACTTCTGAGGAAGCTCCTTCAGTTTCTTCTCAATCCCTTCTAGACCCTCGATCTTTACAGTGACTTCTTTCATGTAATCCTCACTCCCTCGCCAACGGGAAGAGTCATGTACTCCAAACCTGACAGCGGATCATTGAGTACGCCGAGAATCTGATAAACAAGACCACGATAGACAACCCGCATAGTGGCATTCACATCGTCTCGCCGACGCATGATGACCTTCCCGCTTACCTCAGACTGCTCAGCGCCAGCAGCGATAAACTCCCGTACAGATGCAGGCTCAACCGATGCCCATACTGATGCAACATCGGTCCAGACAATCTCCATAGTGCCCGTGCTTGGATTCTGAGTGGTCAGAGGGTACTGGATCAGCACCTTATGGCGAAGTCGGCCAGCAGCAAGAGCCATTTTATGCCACCGTAGGCTTGCGGAGCGAGGCAAGCAGTGCGGTGCTAGTCCTACTCAGGACGTAACCGTACCCCTCGAAAGACTCGACTCGGTTATCACCCTCGCCTTCACGGAACCGGAATTGCGATGCCAGTTCGACCAGCACCGCAGCAACCACAACGGGTCTAACTACCAAAGGGTCCGCCTCAGGATCAACGTAGAGCCGATCAATATCCTTAACCCACAGGATCACGGCATCCGACATGGCTGGAATGAATACGTCCAGCCACGCATCGTGCGAGTCGTCATCAATGTAGAGATGAGCCTTAGCCTGATCCTTGGTGACTAGATCAACCATTGGCCGACTCCAACTTCACCGGGGGAGCGGGGCCAAGATCACGACCATTCGCGCCGTCTCGACCGTCTCGGCCCTTTCGTACAGCAAGCTGCCAATCTTCCTTGTTCTCAAGGCAGGGTTTGGAGCAGTTAGCTCGCTTGGCAATCCAGATACTACCCTCATGGGTCAGCATGTGACCCTGCTCGCATTTCCGGCCTTCACGCCAATAGCCACGGTATACCGGAACGGCAAAGCTAAGCGGGAACTCCTTAGTCTGCTGTCCACGCATAAACTTCAGGGTGACACGACCTTCGCCGTCAGACTCGGCACTCATATCGTCAAAGCCCAGTCCATCGGCCCCGTCGCGGCCCACAACCTGCCCAAGCTTGATAGCAGCGCCCTTGGTAGTGGTTACGATCAATTCGCCGTCACGGTCGATTACAGCGCCAGCCAGGCCGACACCATCTTCACCGTCACGACCATCCTTTCCATCCAGACCCTTCTCACCGTTCAGTCCATCTTTCCCGTCGATGCCGTCACGGCCATCAATGCCGTCCCTTCCATCCTTACCGTCAATGCCATCTGCACCCTTCTCGCCCTTCTCGCCAGGCGCGGGCGGGTTAGCAGTCAGGTATTCAGTGACGCGCATGTCGATAAGGCTATCTAGGCCGTCCGATTCAAGAAGGTCTTTGACGACAATGGATGCAGCCTGTTCAGCGCTAGGAAACTCAATGGCTTCCAGCGCGTCCAGTCGCTTCAGGATCGGCGCCAACTCCACAAGGAGCATGGCCTTAACCTCAGAAACGACCGTCTTGGCGATAACAGAAACGTCCATTAATTCGCCTCCTTAAATGCCTTGCGAATTGCTTCTACCATCTGGCGTTCCTGCTCTTGTTCGTCTTCAAAGATTGGCGTTGGATCGGCAGTAGGCTCGGCAGAGGGTTGCACGATCCTGTTCAATCTTACCTGATCTAGCGGATAGTCCTGCTGCTGCATGTATACCGTATCACCGCCTTCAAGTGGACCATAGCCCAGCCTAACTCGGCCATCATTCG